AATTTCTGGCTCTTGCTCAATATGCTGAGGCTTAGATGCGAGGCTCTGTTTAATAAGATCATCAGCTAATCGTCGAACTTCGCCAACCTCTTGGGCTTGCTTACCAATGAGCTTCTCAGCCTCTTGGTGCATCCTAATAATGTCTTCTGTAGTCTTGCCCTTGTATTTCTCGGGGACTACAGTTTCCTGTGGTTGTTGCTGTACAGCTTGTTGCTGTGGAGCAGCTTGCTGTTGCTTGTTCTCGACTACGTCCAATTCACTCAGACCATCGTTGTCATCAATATCTACTAACATACTGTTTCCTTCCTGCCGCATAACGGTTCTAGGATATAAAATAATTTAAAAATAATTGGAGTCCGGTATCTCTACTTATGAACTCTGCTTACGTTCTTGTGCGAGCTTTTCAGATCGCTTTCTCTCCCATGAATCGTAGGCTGTCGGAAAAGAGCCTGAGCAGCCATCCAACTTCATGGTAGGTGCACTGATAACCCTAGCTGCTTCTTGTCCACACTTGCTACAGAGTAACTTGTGTGTCTCAGGATCAACCAAAGCCTCAATGCGATGAGAATTAGCACATTGAAATTCAAACATACGTAAGGCCATCACTGACCTCCTTCTGTCTGAAGTGCTTCGTATGCATTCTCATATAGCCCTTTCAGGCCGTATAACCAGTTCAATATATCCATCTGTCCACGACGAAAGTCTAATGGGTGTGTTTCCGTGACAGAAGATATAGTGTCGTAGCTATTCTTGATACGAAGAACGTCTTCCATAAGATCTTGCCACCCGGGGGTAGCCATCATGTTGAAGGCTTCTTCGTAGTATTTCTGTAGTTCTTTATCCATTCGGAGAACCTAATAGTTAATAAAGGTGTACTGTATAGTACTTTAATGACTTTGTCAACCCCTAATTACTACTTTATTGTAATTTATTTTGTTTATTTAGCATCTGCATAGTAGCAATACGCTCATTAGAGGCAATATCTGCTACTTTCAGGTTCACATTCTTCTCTTTGAGCATCAAATCAGCCAGTTTCAAACGTTTCTCGAAGTCATCGCCTTGATCTAGGTTAGTAGAAGCTGCTTGAACCATCTTAGCTTGCAACTCAACAGGCATCATCTGTGTTTCCACCTGAGTTTGCTGTGCATTAGCCATCTTTTCAGCTGTTTGAGCCTGTACCAGAGCCAACTGAGCCTGTACTGTCTGCAACTGGAGCTGTTGTTGCATCATTTGAGCTTGTTGTTGCTCAGGATTAGGTTGTCCCATCTTCTCCAGCTCAGCCATCATCTCGTAACGGTTGCTCAGAGAGCTGTTCTGCACGATACCCTTCAAGATAATAGGCAAAACAGGTGTATTTGGACCGAGAGTCTGCAACAAAGCGATAAACTGCTGTTGTTCGTACTCACGAGCCATGATACCCAAGGTAGCTGTAGGCACGAAGTTCATCTCAACTGAGGGATAACGCTCAGGATCGAACTGCATATAACGGAAAGCAGCCTTCTTGATGAAAGGAATCAGGAAATCCTCTTGGAAGTTAGTCAAGGTACGCTTGTACTTCTTGATAATTGCTCCCATTGCAGCAGACATCCCAGCACCACCTGCGTCACGAGCAACATTAGACACCATACCTTGAGAATCAAGTGTGCCTGTAGCTTGGAGAAGCATACGCTCAAAAGCTTGAGCAGTCTGGAGGTTGTTACCGTCTGTGCTGCCGAACTTAAACGGCTGGAGAATCTCATTGGGGTTACCGTTGGTCAAGATAGCCTTACCGGGCTTGACTTCAAACTTAGCACCACGAGGCAGACGAGTAGCGTCAATACCGATCATAGGAGCTGTTGTAAGGGCTAGAGAGTCCAAATGGCTACGCATCTGAGCATCAATAGCTTTCTGCATATTGTAGGCCTTCTCAACCGTACCACGACCCAACAAACGGTTAGGAATAGTGTCGTCTTGGTAACAGATGATAGGACGGTCCTTCATCATGTAAGGGTTAGCTTCAGCCTTCAGCAAGGTAGAATCGTTCACAATGACAACAATAGCCTCAACCAAGTCAGAGTAAGAGTCAGCCTCAGAGTCTTCAGGGAAAAGGTCTACAAGCTCGTTACCCTCATTCTCCATCTGCTCCAAGTACTCCCGAGGCACTAGACCGTAATAAGTGATAAGTTTAACCTTATCGTTCTGGAACTGAGTCTCTTCTTGGGTAACTTCCAAGTCATCAGTGTCGTACATAGGGCCAACGTTGACCTTACGATAAGTACCGTCTTCGATACCTTTGACAACCTTGTGAAGAGACACATACTTCTCAACCGCTACACCCAAGCACTCCTCAATGGAAGTACCGTTAGGGTCAAACAAGAAGTTCTTAGGGTTGATAGGTACAATCTTCACGGCAGTACGGTCAGTCTCACGTACACCAATGGCTGCTTGACCCATCACACCGGGGATAGCCTGAGTAGCTGGAACGTACTCTTTCTCAGTCTTGACGATGATCTCACCGATACCTGTACCGTAGATCTCAGCCATGAGTTCAATCTGGTCGATACTCTTACGGATCTTGTCCTTAGAGAAGTCTTCCATCAACTGAGCCTTAATCATGCTCACATCAATGTCTTGACCGTTAACGTCTTGAACGTCATCTGCAATCTCGAAGAAGTCCCCTTGACCGAAGATAGCTTCCATGATCTCAGCGTGACGAGTCTCCACAGCCTGCTGAGTAGCAGGGGAGATAATACGTGAACGCTCTGATTCACGAGTCTTATCTGAGGAAGCCCATTGACCTCGGAAAATACGCTCGTATTCATCCCACAGCTCAAGGTAGTTACTGTCTCGCCAATCACGCCATGAGTCACAATGGCTCACAACGAAGCTTACAAGCTCCTTGTCGGATTCAGTAGGTTCCTCAAACTTGGAGGAGTCTTTGTCAATATTTTCCATCAGTATTAGTCATTTCTATTTAAGAATTAAACGGGACTCTACACTATTTTGTTTACTTTGTCAACTATTTTATCAATATCCTGATATAACATCTAAAGTTTCGTAGTCATCGTCATCGTAGTCAGTCTGATAGCTAGTAACAGCTAACTGGTCGATATACGACAATGAGTCAATTAAGTCGTCATGAACGCCTGCTGTAGGGAACATACAGTACTGGTCAATGAAGTCTTTCCAAGCTGACTTATCCTCATCGTTGAGGGAAATACGTCCATGCTCGAACCTACCTTGTAAAGACCAAACAACCCTGTCAGTCTTCTTCTTGTTCCCGTGAGTCAAGTCTGTGATGTGTGTGTACACATTGTTCTTCCTCATCAGGTCATTTAGATAAGGCAATACAGCATTCTTCAAGGCTCCACGTTCGATACCTACAGCGATAGGTTGATGCTCACGTACAGCTAAGAGGATCTTAGAGGCAGTCTCTCGGATGTCCCATCGACCATGAATGATGTCTTTAACCCACCAGTTACCGTTGTCTTCTATCTTAACGATTGAGATAGCTGATTCGTCTAGTCTCTTCTTAGCAGCCCCTGCTGACTTAGCTACATCCTCGAAGCCAGCTAAGTCGATAGCGATGACGTAGGAGCCATACTGAGGCTCAGGAGCATACTTAATCCAGCTATCCTTGAAGATCTCCTGTCCAGCGTTATCGAAGCTAGAGAGGTATTCCTGACGGAAAGCAAAGGTACTCAAGGTACGCTCAGCAGCATCAATTTCCTTAGGGTCGATAGTCTCGTTATCCCTAGTGGTAAAGTGCCATGAACACCATTCCTCATCAGTTTCTTCCTGTCCTAAGTTAAAGATGTCGTAGAACCAGTTACGTCCACTAGGAGTGGAAATGAACATAGCTCTACCTTTTTTATCAGACAGAGAAGCTCGAATGATCTTCTGCCAGACATCTTCTTTAATAAAGGCACATTCGTCCATGACTACATAGGTGAGTGAAACACCACGTAGAGAGTCAGGATTATCAGCACCTCTAACGAGAATCTTACGTCCATTAACTAATAGGATCTCAAGGTTATTGATGTGGGAAGACTTGATGACAGGTCTACCTAGCTCATGTAAGAGATCCCAGATAATAGTTCTAGCTTGTCCTAAGGTAGGAGCTATGTACATCACAGCTGAGCCTTCAGGACAGTTCAGAGCTTCAATGAGCAGGGTCACTGCGGAGAGCCTAGACTTACCACAGCGACGACCTGCTGCAACCACTTTAAAGCGCTTAGTAGACTTGAAGACCTCTTGTTGCCACTTCAGTAGCTCAAAGTTGAGACTAGTCATTGTTTAACTTCTTTTCATCTCGTTTCAAGATAACAAACTTTTTAGCGTTATCTTTACGACAGAGCCAACAACAACAGTTCCAAGACGTAACAGCCTTCTTACGACCTTTATCTCGATTAGTACGGTCACTCATCTTTAGCTTCTACATCCGTGATGTCATACGAGACATCATCTTGCTCAATAACAGTACTAGCTTGAGTAAGCCCTGTAATGTTAATGCTAATAGCAGGAGTACCACCGCCTTGTTTAACTTGTTCAAATGAAGATATAGGTACGATCCTGTCCACGATTAGCTTCCATGCTGCTGACTGAGCCTTATGTTCAGGATCTAAGGCAGCATCGAAGATAGCCTCTAGGACCCTAGCTGACTTAGGAGAGTTAAGCATCCTAGCTTTGTACTCATCCATGATGGCCTTATCACCTGCTGGACGACCACGTAGCTCTCTATGACCCTTTTTCTTGGCGACTATCTCACCCTTCTTAGGTCTACCTGCTTTACGTTTGATTGGTTCTTCTTGTTCCATGTTTATCCTTTCTAGGACATGGTTATAGTAAGTACTATAAGTAGAGTACTTTAAAGTAACTATGACATTTAACTTATAAGCAAGAATCTAAATGAAGTATATTAATTATAGTAATTTACTTATGTTACCTCTTGTGTCCAGACTTAGGAAGCTGACCACTAGAGTAACTCACTTAGAAACTTCCTGTATTAACTGAGTAGCCTGTCTACAAAGTCTTCATTTGAGTTCTTGGAAGGATTACCTTCATAGAGTATTGTATACCTCTTTTCTCATTTGTCAAGTACTTTCTACGTAAACTTAACATTTATTTTATAGTCTACCATGATTAGAGTGTAGACTCTAAGTTCTATCTTCATAGGCCTCTTGTGTCCACTTTCATAGGCTCTCATGAGATCTATGACATGGCTCCTGTGTCCACTTTCTAGTCTACAATAGTGTTGTATTTACACAACAGTCTATCTTAGTCCATAACTTCTTTGATTTATATAGCCTTTTTAGTTACTCATGGTCTTTTCTCTATTGACTTTTTTGTATGCTTTAGAGGCTCCCACAAAAGTAATACTCAGCAGCTACCCCCTCCCCCCTATCAAGTCCTATCAAGTCTATAATGGTCTCTGCTAAGTTAGTGAGTACTTACTTAGTTACTCCATAGGGTAGCAGTGTGAGTAGCTATGTAGCACCTATTAAGCTAGACCTAAGTAGGATCTATCAAGCAAACTCCATGCCAACTCAATGCACTATCAAGGTGCAATAATGCACCATCAAAGGGAATCATGCACTATCATGAGGCGTTGTAATGGTACAACACTGTACAGATTAGTATTACATTTAAGGCTTATAAAACTATAATATAAACTAGAGCATTACAAAACAGTAGCTGGCACGATATCTGCTAAGTAAACTGTATCTTCAACGCATCATTTAAGGATCAAATCATGCAGTACGGTAAACTATTAGATCAAGCACATACGCTAGCGCTCAAAGCTAAACCGTGGATTCTCAAACATGATGGACATACGTACACGGCAGTGTATTCTATGTCACAGTCAGTCTATGAGGTGTTCAAGGATGGCGAGTTCTATCTTAATATCAACGATAAGAACCCAAGCAAAGCTAAAAAGTTCTTACAGTTCTACCTCACTAACTGATTGTAGTGGAGTCTAGAACTCAAAACAGACTCTACAAAATATCTAGCCGCTCACAGACACTCCACAAACACTCTAAAGGAATCACTATCATGTCACATAGCACGCAAGACAAAATTATCTATGTACTAGGGTTTATCGCTATACTAGTGGTATGGCTTACACTGTAAACCTCAAAGGAGAATCTAAAATGCAACTCGAACAAACTAACCTCAACTGGCAAACCCAAGCACGTGGCACAAACGATACAGAGTATCAAATTTATTTGACCTTTGCAGATAATGGTAACGGAGGCGATATCACAAACAATGGTGAGCCTTTGAAGTCCTATGATGAGTGGCTTAATAGCTGATACAGTCTAACTTATAGAGGCTCTACGGGGCTTCTATGGGGTACACTGTACCAATCAACTTAACTATTCAAGGATCGAATCAACATGGCTATCATTCAAACTATCGACAATGCTTCACAATTCCGTGACCAGTTTCACCACTGCGGTAGGAATGACCAATTCTCTTATGAGGCTCTCGGGCTTATCTTCGACTATCTCTCAGACTGTGGCTCTGATGTAGAGCTTGATGTAGTGGGTATTTGCTGTGAGTTCGCAGAGCAACATTACAGTGACTTCGCAGAAGCCTATGGCGTGGAATTGTCACCAGAAGATTCAGAACAAGAGCACATTCAGCAAGTCAAAGACTTCATTGAATCAGCGTCTATCCTTGTTGGTCAAACTTCTGACCAATGTAACCTTGTCTACGTTCAATTCTAAGGGGATAACAATGCTAAACAATAATGACTTTATCAGCCTTGAGCGACGTTTATGGCGTGAAGGTAACCCATTAACGGATGAACTTTGCAGTACACGGGATGAACTGCTATATCTATTGTCTGAAGCTAAGAAGGTAATGGAAAAGTACTCACCTGCTATCAATGCACTGTCTACCCATGATGATCTAGATTTCTACCGAGAATGGGATGAGTTCGGGGATACTTTAGACAATATTAGCTATGACTTGGGAGTGGAATAGTATGTATACATATCAAGTAAACTACTCAAAACGATTCACAGGTGGTGTATTGAAGGGTAAGCTTTATCACGATTACCTTAGATTCACATCAGCCAAAGAAGCCCAAGACTTTAAACAGCTCTGCGAATCAGGACATGAGTTTAGTCCATGTGCGGGTAACTCAGCCTATATTGCTGATGATGTGACAATCACTAAACTTGGAGAATGACAGAATGAACAAATACCAAGGGCATTGTCCTAAATGCGGCTCTGATGATTGGGACTGGACTAATATAGGTTTCACTGACGCTATCTTATGCGTTAATTGCGGACATATCTATAATTCAGTAAAAGGAGAATTGACAATGACTGAATCAGAATTTAATGATCTATTTGATCGTGGTGAGCTAGACTCACAATTCGCTGACTTTATCTGTAACCGCTATGACGCATGGAACAAAGAGAAAATGCTTCGTTTGTGGCAGGATGCAGACGTTTGTGAGGCTTTTAAAGATACTTTGGTAACGTCTACCCTACTTCAAGACACCTATTTTGATGGGAAACACCCATTAGAGGCTTTTCCGTCTATCTTTGGTGAAGGTGTGCCTAAATGACAATGATTCTCATTCTATTTACCATTGACCTAATCACGGAGCATGACCTGTGGTAAAAATACAACACATTCATAATTGGCCTTTCCCTGCTCAAGTGCCACCTAAGCCGTGGACACCTGAACAAGTAGAGGAATACAATAAACAACAACGGGAACAGATACCAGATGCTCCTATGTGATGAGAATACCTCTAGAATCAATTAAAACCACCCTAGAAGGCTCTCAAAGCCTCTGGACTGACTCCGCGACACTCTAACCACTGAAAGGCCCTTAAAATGCATTGCGTAAACTGCGACCGTCTGCTATCTGATTTTGAAGCGACACGAAAACACGCTGTTACATTTAAGTTCTTGGACTTATGTAAAGTTTGTTTTGAAGATGTTAAGACATTGATACCAACCATTGACAGGCGGGAATTGATGACTGAACAGGACTTTGATACCGAACCAGAAGACGATCTGGACACAGAGGTTTCCCTAGAAGACTTGGACATACATTATAGCTATCATGATACTCATGAGAACTACGGAGATGACTATGCAAGTTAACTTCTATGTAAATACACTATTAATATACTACTTAAGAAGAATACTAAGTAGTCTTTAAAGTAAAGAGGGGGATAACATGAAAGATTTTATGTCTGAAAATGAAAAAGAAGTTAGAGAGTTGTCTCTAATGATGGAAGAAGCTCATTATGTCCATACAATGAATGCTTTTGTTGAATTGATTGTCGTCTATGGATGGGATAAAGTAACGTCTGATCTTAGGACAGCAATTGGAGAAAAGAAATGGTGATTTCTTTGTTTGTCTTTGTTTTAACTTTGGTAAAGGTGTCCTTAAAATGAGCGGAACTGCAACATTAACGTACGATTTGTCTAAACCCGAACAAGCTTTTGCACATAAGTGTGCATTGAAGGGTCTTGAAGCGTGTCAGATGCTCGAAAGTCTTAAAGCTGCTACGGCAGGCTACCAAGCCTATAAAGGACTGTCTGAGAGCGTTCTAGCAGATATCATTCAAGACCTCAGCCAATGGGAGGATGTGGAGCTATGAATGATTTTTATAGAGGTTATATGCAAGGCTTTAAAGATGCTTGTTTACAGGAGCAAGAGCAGCGGAACGTAAGTGAGCAAATGGGTGAGCCTGTGGCGATACATCAATTTCGTCATTTTTATTGTGCAGATTGGTATGACGGTGTTCCAGACCAGCACGATGGATTTGGCCCTTATGAAGTTCGCACTCTCTACACCACACCACAACAACGCACATGGGTTGGGCTGACGGATGAGGAAGTCGATGAACTCGATTGCGTTAAGGTGATGTGGCAAGACTACGAATCGTGTGAAATTCACGGAATCAAAGAGTTTTACCGCAACATTGAAGCCAAACTCAAGGCGAAGAATGAGCGATTGGAGAAGAACACATGAGCACACATGGTGATGGTGGTAAAGGATCGGGAAGGCGTAAGGAAGACGCAAGTAAGATCAATGAGAATTGGGATCGTATCTTTGGTTCTAAAGCACCAGTGTCCTCGCCTACGGCTGTGGGGTTAACAGAAAAGGAAAATATGATGAATGAACATGATGACGATATTGACCATTCAGAGGAAGAATGGACTTGTGACGTATGCGGTGGGCCTATGTACTCAGCAGCCCACTGGAACTACGGCAAGTGTGATGATTGTGGAGCAACTCAGGAGTTGATTAATGACGACTATCTATAAATCAGTCCACATCGAAGGTAAGTGGCCTTACAAGTACGAAGCACCTAATCGTAGGACTCACACAGAAGATGCTAAGAAGCGTCAGAATGAGCTTAGACGAGCTAGATACGCTAAGGCTAAGGCTATCAAGACACCTAAAGGTAAGAAGCTCATAGGCTTACGAGTCTATGAGATGAATGATGATATCTGTCAATCGCTGAATGCGGAAAGGTTGAACGATGCGCCAACTAAAAGTAGCTTCTAAGTTCATCAAGCACGTAGAGTGTTCTAATCCTGAGTGTTGTTCTAGCGATGCTAACAGCCTCTATGATGACGGACACCAGTACTGCTTCAAATGTAAGACATACATCAATGGGGACGATGTAGGTATTACTAGTCCCCGCAGCTCCACAACAACAACGAAGGTATTTCAGATGAAAACAACAGGGGAAGCTAAGGCTATCGTAGATCGAGGTATCTCACGTGATACTTGTGCATACTTTGGTGTTACTCAAGCTGATGGACACGATGGTTTAAAGCATTACTATCCTTATTTTGATGAAACAGGCGCTAAAGTAGCTGAAAAGATCCGATCTGTAGAGAACAAGACGTTCTCCATTGCTGGGAATTTCAACAAAGCTACTCTCTTCGGGCAGAGTTTGTTCCAAAAAGAAGGTAAGTACATCACCATCGTTGAAGGTGAGCTAGATGCTCTAGCATCATTCCAGATGACAGGCAGCAAATACCCTACTGTGAGCATCCGTAATGGGGCTTCAGCGGCTGTTAAAGACTGCAAGGCTCAGTATGAGTACCTAGATAGCTTTGAGACTATCGTGATCTGTTTTGATGCTGATGAGCCGGGTCAGAAGGCCGCTAAAGAAGTTGCTGAATTGTTCGGTAACAAGGTTAAGATTGTTAAACATTTAAAGGAGTGCAAAGATGCCTGTGATTACCTCATTAACGGACGAGGAACTGAATACGTTAACCAGTGGTGGAAAGCTGAGAGTTTTGTACCCGATGGGATCATCCAGGCCTCAACACTTTGGGACAGCGTATCTGCACCTGAGCCCGTTGCAGAAGCCTTCTACCCCTTTAAGGGACTCAACGAGCTCCTCTACGGTTTACGAGCGGCTGAACTCATCACTGTCACGGCTGGATCTGGTCTTGGAAAGAGTCAATTTCTTAGAGAGATTCTTTACCAAATCCTTGGGACAACAAAATTTAACATCGGAGGAATGTTTCTGGAAGAATCTGTGCGAAAAACAGCAAGGTCGATCATGTCTTTGCAACAAAAAGCTCCACCTTCCAGACACCCAAGTCTCAGAACGAGAATTGAAGGAGGCATTCGATGCTACTCTGGGTACTAATCGTGTGTTCCTCTTTGATCATTTCGGCTCCCTTGCTATTGACAACGTGCTTAATCGCATTCGATACATGGCCCGTGCTTGTGATTGTCGTGTTGTTTTCTTGGATCACCTGTCTATCCTTGTCAGTGGTATTGACAACTCTGATGAGCGCAAGTCTATTGATGTCTTGATGACTCGCCTACGCACACTGGTACAGGAGACAGGTATTACCTTGATCTGTGTATCTCATTTGAAACGACCTAGTACATCCAACAAAGGACATGAAGACGGTGAAGCAGTATCCTTATCTCAGCTACGTGGCTCTGGTGCTATTGCTCAGCTGTCTGACGCTGTTATCACTCTTGAGCGAAACTCAATGAGTCCTGACCCTAATATTCGTAACCTAACTAAGGTTGCTGTCGCGAAGAACAGGTACAACGGTTTAAGTGGTCCTGCGTGTAATCTCATGTACGATATGAACACTGGACGCATGGTTGAAGTAACAATGGAGGATCTATGACAGTAGCTAATGCAAAAGTTGAAATAACGCCCTCTTTAATGGCTGAATCTTTTTGGCTAATGGACTCTGAACAACAAATAAAGTTTTTTTCTGAGCTAGCAAGAGTAATCAAAGAAGACTATAAAACAAACACTCAGGCATATAGTCTAGGCGAACTTCAATGGTGCTATATGGCAGAAGACATGAAGAAAAAAGAAAATCAAGAAGCCAAGCAAATGTTGATGACTATGGCATCGTTTTTATATTGGCACACCTTAAACTATAAGGATACTCTATGATTGAAATGATTATCGTAGGTAGCACAGGTATCGGCTATGCTATAGTTGGTACGCTACAGGGACTCAAAGGTGAGTACTCAAACATGGCTATCTGGATTGGATACGCTATTGCACAGGTTGGTTTATTCTGGAATCTAAAATGACTGATATGGAACTAAATCAAGGAAAATTAGCACAACACCTTGTAGATCAGCTTTTAGAAGTTATTTACAAGTATGAAGAAACAATGTATTTACCAACTGTACTAGGGTGTCTAGACATTGCTAAATATCAACTAATTGACGCACACACAGGAGATGAAGAAGATGTTGATGACTGATCTATTATTGTTGTTTGCTGGCGCAGCTTACGTTTTTGTTCTCGCTGTGTTGTTCAAATATTTCAAATGAAACGAATTGCTATCGACTGTGAAACCAACATGGCTCACACGATCATTCACGTAGCTGTCACTCAAGACATTGACAGACCCGATGATGTCCGTGTGTGGCGCTCAGGTGAAGGTCTTTGGGACTATCTCAAAGATGCTGACTTGATTACAGCCCATAACGGTATCGGATTTGACTTCCCTCTGCTGAATAAGCTATGGGGAACTAAGATAGGCCTTAAACAAGCCTATGACACCCTTATTGTCTCTAGACTCTTAGAGCCAACGAGGGACGGGGGTCACAGCCTAGACGCATGGGGAAAGACTTTAGGAACGGAGAAAATTGATTATGTTGCTGTCTGGTCTTGGATGGCTAATCGCCGCCCTGAGTACGTTGGGGAGTCTTTTGACGCTCCTTTTGAACATCTTCTCGAACATTATTGCAGACGAGACGTTGATGTATTGGTTAAACTTTACCATGATCTGGACTCTCGTTGTAATTCTTTGGGATTTTCTAGTGATTCCGTTGTTCTGGAACACCAAGTAGCAGCTATCATAGCCAAGCAAGAGAAGAACGGCTTCAAACTTGATGTCATTCACGCTACGTGCTTGCTAGCTGAACTCAAGGGTAAGATGAGTGCCATCAATGATAGGATGCAGGAAGAGTATCCTCCATACGAGGTAGAACGTATCTCTGAGAAGACAGGGAAGACGCTGAAGCCTGAGCTGGTGGTGTTCAATCCTGCCTCTAGACAACAGATAGCTGAGAAGCTCATTGGCCTTGGTTGGAAGCCTAAGAAGTTCACTGAGCCTACAGCTAACTACCCTCAAGGGCAAGCTATCGTTGATGAGAGTACCTTAATGGGTTTGAAGTACCCCATAGCGGGTATGATCGCTGAGTACATGATGCTAGGTAAGCGTATCGCTCAGATTGAATCATGGTTAGAGGTGGTAGGTAAAGATGGTAGGGTACACGGTAGAGTCATCACCAATGGAGCTGTAACAGGCCGTATGACTCACATGAAACCTAACATGGCACAGATCCCTAACTCAGGCTCACCCTATGGTCCTGAGTGTCGTCAGTGCTGGACAGTTGAGGAAGGTAACGTCCTAGTCGGATGTGATGCTAGTGGATTAGAGCTACGTATGTTGGCTCATTACATGAAGGATGAGAAGTATGTTAAGACAGTCACCGAGGGAAGCTCTAAGGACGGCACGGATGTCCACACGGTTAATCAAAAAGCAGCCGGATTACAAACACGTGACCAAGCGAAGACATTTATCTACGCATTTCTATACGGGGCGGGCCCTGCGAAGATTGGATCGATTGTCGGTGGTAGTAGTACTGCTGGACAAAAGCTCATCAATGCCTTTCTTAAAGGGACTCCCGCGTTGCAGCGTCTACGTGATAAAGTATCCGTATATGCGTCCAAGGGCTATGTACCGGGGCTTGATGGTCGTAAGATATGGGTTCGTTCTGAACACGCGGCACTCAATAGCTTACTTCAAGGGGCAGGAGCTATCGTCATGAAGAAGGCTCTTGTGATCTTCAATGATAAGATTAAGGCTAACGGATGGGACGTGAAGCTAGTCGCTAATGTCCATGATGAAATTCAGTTTGAGTGTTCACCTGAGATCGCTGAGGAAGCTGGTAAAGCTTGTGTACAATCAATCAGGGAAGCAGGGATAGCGTATAATCTACGTTGCCCTCTAGATGGGGAATACAAGGTAGGACGTAACTGGAGGGAAACACATTGATAGACAAATCTAAAGATCTAAAATCTCAGATCATGCTGAACATAGGTGAGAATGATTTCACTTTATTGCACAGCAATGATCTAGATATCCTTGATGTATACTTGGTGCTCTCAGCAGCCCTTGATTACATTGAGGATGAAGCAGAAGCTGTCTCTCGTAAAGAGGGTAGCTACTTACAATAAGATGATGCTAAGGTAGCTCCTTAGATAAACTCGGAAGCTGTAACAGCATCGGGATAAACGAGTTGAAAAACATAGACCTAATGACTCACTTGGCTGATTGACGGCAGTTGACGAATGACAAGTAGAATACTTAGGTAATTCTCGACCAAACATACACAGAAGTGTGTTGACAGCTTGGAAAGACAAGCATTTTAATCAACGAGGCGAAAGCCCAATCCAGTAAAAGGAAAAGAAAGTATGTCAGCAGATTTGAAACCAGTTAAAGTTAGCGGTGAGTTGTTTTGGACTAAGTGGATGGCTGAGTTCAACACAGCATTCAACACGGACAACGATAAATACGAATGCACCATCGGTAACCTCAGCGATGACGATGCGGCTAAGCTCACAAGCTTGGGCATCAAAGTGAAGCACAAGGATGCAATGGGTAACTTCATTGTCGGTAAGAGCAAGTACTTGTTCAAGCCTACAGATGACAAGTTGAAAGAGATCCCTGTCGAAGCTCTCGGTAATGGTTCTAAGTGCGTAGCTATTATTGGCTCATATACACACCGTATGTCAGCTAAGCACGGTAATGCTCCTTCGATCAAGACCATCATGGTCACTGAAGTGAAGACTTACGTGCCTGAAGCAGCAACTACTGCGGACGATGACGCTCTCTAAGGAACGTCCTAAGTTAGCTATCCTTGACGCTGACATTATCTGCTACCGAGTAGGTTTCGCTAGTGATGACGTTGAGGAAGCTGTCTGTTTGGCTCGTGTGACTCACTTAGTCCATGAGATTGTCTTCGATGACCTGAAGTGTGATGACTACAAAGCTTACATTACAGGCAAGACAAACTTCAGGAATGAGATTGCAGTCACCGAGCCTTACAAAGGTAATCGTAAAGATGCTAAGAGGCCTATTCATTATCAAGCTATCCGTAACCATCTCCAGCGCCTAGGGGCAGAACTGGTAGAAGGTCAAGAGGCAGACGATGCAGTGGCTATCGAGGCAACTAAGACAGGTGGATGGATTGTCTCCATTGACAAAGACCTAGATCAAGTTGCAGGTTGGCATTACAACTTCGTGAAGCATGAGGAATACTACGTTACTGAGGAAGAAGGTCTTCGTAACTTATTCACACAGGTGCTCACAGGGGATCGTACTGACAACATCATTGGCTTGAAAGGCATTGGACCTAAGAAGGCTGAGAAGCTTTTGCAGGATTGTAAAACTGAAAGGGAATACTATGACGCTTGTCTCAAAGCTTATGATGGTAATCAACTTCGTGTCGATGAAAACTTAAACCTACTATGGCTACGACGAGAACCCAACCAAATGTGCCCTTATCTTTCCACAGCTCTGCAAGAGCGAGGAGCTGAATAGATGGTAACTAAGAGACAAAAGCCATCTATTCCGATGAGCTTC